ATATGGTACACCAAGAAGTTAAAGGACATGTACTTTATACAAAAGAATATACAGAAGAAAATTTACCATTTATTGCATTAAGATTTAATAGAGTTGATGGAATGAATTATGGTAGAGGTCATGTTGAAAGTTTTATTGGTGACCTTAAATCTTTAGAAGGATTAACAAGAGCAATTTTAGAAGGAAGTTCTGCATCAGCTAAAATGCTGTTTATGGTTGCACCTAATGGTACAACAAGAACTTCTAGCATTGCTAAAGCACCTAATGGTGCAATTATTGAAGGGTCAGCAACAGATGTATCTGTACTACAAGCAAACAAATTTGCAGACTTTAGAGTAGCTATGGAGACAATGCAAAGAATAGAACAAAGATTACAATTTGCATTTCTTTTAAATGCTTCAGTACAAAGACAAGCTGAAAGAGTTACAGCTACAGAAGTACAATTAATAGCTAATGAATTACAAGATGCCTTAGGTGGTGTCTATGGAATATTAACTACAGAATTTCAACTACCTTACATAAATACTAAGTTAGCTATGTTAAGGCAGAAGAAACTACTACCTGATTTACCAAAAGACATAGTTAAAGTTAAAATTATTGTTGGAATGGAAGCATTAGGTAGACAATCAGATAGATTGAAATTACTTCAATTTATTTCTGACCTTGCAGGAACATTAGGTTCAGACGTTCTTGCAAAATATATAAACCTTGATGATGCAATTAAGAAGTTTGCAGTAGCAAATCAAATTGATACTTCAGGTTTAATTAAAACAACTGAACAAATTCAACAAGACGAGCAACAAGCACAACAACAACAGATGGCACAGCAGATGCAGAATACTGCAACTGACCCTAGAGTGGCAATAGAAATGGGCAAACAATTCGCTAACTCTGGTGGCACTGCAAATGTTGAAGGTGATGAACTTGTCCTTAACCAACAAGGATAAATATGACAACAGGAAAAGTAGAAATAAATTCTGCTGTAGCAGAGAAATCAGTAGATGAACAAGTTAAAGAGTTAAACGAACAAGGTATTGATATTAATACTTTACAAAGTACAGATGGTTCTAAAGTAATTGCTAGTGAACCTGATACACAAGTACAAAATATAGAAAATCAAAGACCAACTTGGTTGCCTGAAAAATTTAAGAATGCTGAAGAATTATCTAAAGCATACTCAGAATTAGAGAAACAATTTTCAGGTAAAAAAGCAGAACCAGTTCAAGAAGAAGCTGATGAAGTAGCTATTCCAAAACAAGAAAATTTACCATTAGAACAAAATTCTTTAGATAAATATTCAGAAGAATATGCAGAAAAAGGTGAACTTGGTGAAAATAGTTATAAAGAATTAGCTAAACAAGGTTTATCAAAAGACTTAGTTGATGGATACATTGCAGGTCAAAAAGCAATAGCTGATACGCAAACTGCTGACATACAATCAGTAGCAGGTGGAAAAGAACAATATGGTCAGCTTATAGATTGGGCAGGTAAAAACTTATCTGAAAATGAACAAACTGCATTTAATGACTTAACTCAAACAGGGACTACTGAACAAATTAAAATGGCAGTTCAAGGGTTGATGACTAAAGCAGGAATGACTACGCAATCACAACAACAAGAAATGGTTCAAGGTGATGTTAATAATATTTCTACAGAACAATTCAATTCAGTTGCACAAGTAACAGAAGCTATGAATGACAAGAGATATGAAACTGACCCTATGTATAGAAAAGAAGTTGAAAGAAAACTTGCAAATAGTTCCGTATTTTAATGGCTAGAAATTACCGAAAAGAATATGACAATTATCATTCAAAAGATAAGCAGAAGAAAAACCGAGCAGGTCGAAATCTTGCTAGACGAATGATGAAGAAGAAGGTTGGTATTAAAGGTAAAGACGTACACCATAAAGATGGCAACCCTCAAAATAATTCTAGAAGTAATTTAGCTATAACTACTAAAAAATATAACAGGAGTAGAAACTCATAATGTGGTTTAATTTATTAGGCATGGCAGTGAAAACTGGTGCAAAACTTTACACAGATAAACAAAAAACTAAACAAGCAATGTCTACAGCAAGACTTCTTCAAGCTGAAAAAATGGCAACAGGAGAAGTTGAGTATAGTGGAAAAATATTAGAAAGTCATAAAGGCGATTTTAAAGATGAATTTGTTTTAGTTTTAATATCTATACCAATAATTTTATTAGCTTGGTCTGTATTTAGTGATGACCCTGAAATACACAAAAAAGTACAACTATTCTTTGACCATTTTAATAATCTTCCATTTTGGTTTCAAGCACTATGGGTTTCAGTGTGTGGAGCAATATTTGGAATAAAAGCAACTGACTTAATAAAAAGGAAATAAATATGTCATTAGTAAGAAATATAAATAGAAGAAAAAAACTAGGTATCTCTAGAAGTAAGAAAAAATCCACTGTTAGTGCGAAAGCATACAAAGATATGAAAAACAAGTGGAAAAAGAAAAGTGGCTAAGAAAAAGTCTAACTTTCTTTCAAAAGAAGTACATGAAACTAGAGCAAGATTTAAGAAAACAAGTATATCAAAAAATAGAAGTAGATTAAAAACTTCTTCTCTTAATAAGCACAAAAGAAGACAACTAAAGAAAATATAATCACCACCTCTTGTAAGAGGGGTGACTTATTAAAATTCAGATGATTGCCTGACACGTCAGATAACTTTCTAAATTGAAAAGTAAATAAGGTTAATCTCAACAATAACACTAACAAATAGGGAGACATTAATATGTCAAACGCAACACCATCAAGACTGGGTCTAGTTAATAATACTGGAACTGGTGTAAATGATTTGTTCTTGAAGTTGTATTCTGGTGAAGTTCTAGCTAGTTTTCAAAGAGAAAACCTAATGCTTGGAATGACTAACGTCAGAACAATCTCAAACGGCAAATCAAGTTCGTTCCCTGTGACTGGAACTACAGTAAGTGGATACCACTCTGTAGGTGCAGAAATCACTGGAGACGCAATAAAACACAACGAAAAAATCATCAATGTTGATGATATGCTATTAGCATCATCTTTCGTTGCAGAGTTAGATGAACTAAAAAATCATTATGATATACGTTCAATCTACGCAAGAGAAATGGGTCAGGCACTAGCTAAAACAGTAGACCAAAATCTACTTCAATTAGCAGTTCTAGGTTCACAAGCATCAGCTACTATAACAGGTGGCAATGGTGGTACTGAACTAACTGACGCAGATGCTAACACTAACGCAACATCTTTAATCGCTTCTATCTTTGAAGGTATTCAAAAGTTAGACGAAAAAGATGTGCCTAACACAGACAGAGTTTGTGTTGTTTCTCCTGATATTTATTATCAGTTAGCAAACAATGATAAACTTTTAAACAGAGACTTTTCTTCTCTTAACGGAGATTTTGGAAAAGGAACTGTTGTATCTGTAGGTGGAGTACCAGTAATTAAGTCAAACACTTGTGTGACTGCTTTTGCTGACAACTCCTCTGCTGTAGCAGGTGCGAATAATACTTACAACGTAGATGCAAGTAATCACGTTGCTGTAATATTCCACAAATCAGCAATAGGTACTGTTAAGTTAAAAGACTTAGTAGTTGAAACAACTTATGACCCAAGAAGAATTGGTTCATTAATTACGTCAAGAATGGCGATTGGTTCAGGTATTTTAAGACCTGAGGCATGTGTTTCAATCAAAACATCTTAATACTTAGTAATTAAGACCGAGTGAGGGGAAGGGAGACTGACCCCTCACCACAACTTTATAGGAGAACCACATGATGTGTTGGTTATGTAAATTAATAAAAAAATTTAAAAAGAAAGTAGACGAATATCTCGATAGCTTTTTACCTTAATGACAATTCAAACAAGAACTACAGAATTAGAAGCTGTAAATACAATTCTATCAACGATAGGGGAAGCACCTTTATCAACTTTAACAGGAAGTTTACCTGTAGATGGAACAATGGCTAAATCTGTACTAAATGAAATAAACAGAGAAGTACAAAGTATGGGTTGGCATTTTAATACGCAACCTAAAGTAACTTTATCTAAAGATGCAGGTAATAGTACAATACCTTTAGCAACAAACGTATTAAGAGTAGAATTAAATCCATATCTTCATTCAAAAACTGATTATGATATTGTTCAAAGAGATAACATCTTATTTAATCTAGTTACAAACACTTCAACATTTACAGAAGATTTAAAAGATGTAAAAGTTGTATATCTATTAGACTTTGCTGATATTCCTGAACAAGCTAAAAGATATATTACAATTAGAAGTGCAAGAGTATTTCACGACAGAACTTTAGGTGCAAACACACTACATAAATTTTCAGTAGAAGACGAAGAAAAATCTTTAGTAATATTAAGACAAGCAGAAGCATCTACTGGTGACTATAGTGTATTTGATAGCCCTGACCAAATTTATACAGTAAGTAGAAAAAAATCGAACTGGTGGTACTAGATGGCTTTAGTATCTAGAACTATTCCAAACTTAGTACAAGGTATCTCACAGCAACCTGAAGTATTAAGACTTTCTAGTCAAGCTACAGTGCAAGAAAATGGTTTCTCATCAGTCGTAGAAGGATTGAAAAAAAGACCACCTACAAATTATTTAGCAAAGTTAGGCACATCAACACCAAACAATGCTTATATTCATACAATTAATAGAGACACTACAGAAAGATATTTAATTCAATTAACAAGTGGTTCAATAAAAGTTTATACAACAGCAGGTGTAGAAAAAACAGTTGTGATGCAAACAGGTGCATCTAATTATTTAACATCATCAGACCCTAAAGGTGATTTTGTTGCAATGACTGTTGCTGACTATACTTTTATTTTAAATAAACAAACAACAACTGCAATGGCAGGTACGACTAGCACAGCTAAAGTTGAACAAGCTGTCTATTCCGTATTACAGGGAGTATCAGGTACAACGTACTCGATAACAATAGATGGTTCTACCTTTTCTTTTACAAGTTCTAATACTAACACCCAGTCAATCAGAGATGGAGTTAAGTCTGCTATTGGCACAATTAGTAATATTACACTAACCGACTTAGGAAACTCTAGTTTTTCTATAGTTAAATCTACAGGAACTTTAAGTGTTTCTGCTAGTGATGGTTATGGTGATGATGCTTCACAAATTATAAAAGATACAGTACAAAATTTTGTAGATTTACCTTCTCCTGCAATAGACAACATGGTTGTTCAAATTACAGGTGATGCAACAAATAG